GTCTTTTGATGGGATTTTCAATTTGCTTTTACTAGGTCCTATGATCTTATCACCCATTAAATTAAGCTCTGGGTTCTCTTTTTTGTAGCCATCCTTCATATCATCCCACAAACTTTTAGAATTACCAGGTCTAGTGTTGTCTCTTGCAGGAGTAATACCTCTACATTTCATAACTAACAATTTAAAGTTTTCGTTATATGCAAGACTAGGATTAGCATTAACTCTACCACACATCTTCATTAATTCTAGTTGTTGTTTTAATTGTACGTTTTCATTTATAGTCTTACAATCTACACCTAAATATTTTCTGTATGTAAAACTTAATCTATAATTATCATCGTCATTACGATAATTATTGTTGTCATTGTAATGATTGTATTTACCATTTCTATCTTCGGCTTCTACTCTTGTTTCAAAATCTCCACATCTTGAACCATACTCGTTAAGATATTCGTTTTTAGGATATGCAGGTTTTGCAAACAAAGTTAAACATATAAACATTACAATTAATAGTGCAGTAAATCTGTAATCCATCCTGAGACTCTCCATACATTACCTATTTAAATCCTTAATATCGTAGCTGTGTTCTCTAACTTGATCAGCTAGAGTTCTGTATAAGTTCTCTGCCATCTGCCACGTAGCTTCTGCTGACGATAGTCTTGTGTTCATTTCTGCAATTTTATCTTGAGCCATAGTTAAATCTCTTTCAAGATTAACAATATGAACTTCTGATGCGTTGATGGTGTCTGTTAGATTGACAACGTATTTAACGCCAGTGAATGTCCCGAACAAGACAGATGCTATAACCGGTATTAATACAAAATTCTTTTTTAATAAATCTGCAATGTTCATAATTTAAATTCCTCATTTTTTTTCTTCAGTTTCGTAGAACATTTTTTTACTATCCTCAGTCAACCAATCTTTGTTTTCTACATTCCATTTTGTAGTTTGAACCATATAATCTGGTACTTCTCTATCTGTGGTGTAGTTAGGCGCATCCCATAGGATACGGTTGTTTGGTTGTGCAGCATAATTACCACTATCTAGGGCAAGTATATGAGCACACTTGTGCTCTGCTGGAATTTCAGAATGTTCTGTATCTAGTATATTACTATCTGGGTGGCCCCAGTCAATAGTAAATAAATATTCAAAACAATAGTTTTTCTTATCTTTACCAAAATATTTTCCGCGTTTACCCCTTAAAAAACTAAAACAATGCACACTAGGATAATAACTAAAATTATTCCATAACTGTAATTGGTCGATTGGCATATCCACAACTTCGCTTCTTTCAAATTTTTCTTGAAAGAATGCTGAGATAGGTAATCTCCAAAAACACGCACCATTCGGTAACATGATATTAAATAAGAGAGCCCTGTCTGTAATAGAGACCACACTAAAGATGCAGCAATCAACAGATTCTCCTTGATGTTTTTCCAAATCATATAAATACTCCTTCCTTATCTTACAGTAAATTGGTGGTATGTCAGCATTTAAATAAGCCATAATTTTACTTTATTTGACCCCAATTAAGACCTGATTCGTAGTCTACTTTATTTGGTACTTTTAAGTCAACAGCAGATTCCATTATTTGAACAATTTTATCTGCATGTTTTTGATCTTTAACAGATATGTCAAGTTCATCATGTACTTGTATATGCGGTATAATACCTTCTTTATAAAGTTCTAACATAGCTTTCTTAGTCATATCTGCCGCACTACCTTGAATAAGTTTATTTAAAGCTTTGTAAGTAAATGCTCGCTTGATCCCTGGTCCGTGTTCCAAGAGCGCTTTATCATGTGGCAAGGACTTATGTATTCCAAATTGATTAGGCTCCCACAAATGAAACCTACATAATCTTCCAAGTAAAGTTCTAATTTTACCTGAGTCCTGGGCTCTGTGACTAACGTTATCCATAAGTTGTTTAACAAATGGAACCTTAGCATGATATTGTTTAAACAAAGCATCAGATTTATCTTTAGATATACCAAGTTCTGCCTGTAATTTATTTTTACCCATGCCATAGAACAGACCAAGATTGATAGTCTTGGCCTGTGATCTAGGTATCTCTGCCATATCAGCGACAATAGTATGAAAGTCTGCGTCCCCCTCATGATACGCATCCAATACATCGCCCACTCCATAGAGATTCTGTAAAGCTGAATAATGCACCACCAGCCTAGGCTCTTGTTGAGAATAGTCAAAACAACCCCATGTATGGCCTTCCTCAGGTATAAATAACGCCCTGATCCGTGGTCCAAGGTCTTTGTTTCTAGCTGGTATTTGCTGTAAATTTGGGTTTGAGTATGAGAATCTACCGGTCACAGTTCCGCCATTATCTGAACGCAATTGATTGATGTCTGCATGTATTCTACCTTTATGTGAGTGCTTTAATATGGTATCAATGAACGTAGTATGAGCCTTATTAATCTCCCTAGCTTGAGCAATCTTATTCACCAATGGATGCGGATGATTCTGCAAAAAATTCTTTGTAAAAGAAGGTGCGTGTGATTTCTCGGTTCTATCGTAATCTAATTTTAATTTATCAAACACTTGTGCAATCGATCTTGCAGCCCATATTTGAGTATCTATTCCTGTTTCTTTTTTTACTTCTTGGATTAACTTACCTTCTTGTAGCGCTAGCTCTTGCTTCATTTTATCAGCTGCTGGAACGTCCACTCTCACACCAAGAAACTTCATGTCAACCAAACAAGGAAACAATTCAGTCTCAAGATTAAAAATAGAATTTATATCTTGATTGTCTATTTCTTTTTTAAGTTCTTTCCAAAGATCTAATGTAACTGATGCGTCTTGTTCTGCATATGAACCGACATAAATGGCAGGTAGTTTATACATTTCTGCCTTGGCGTCAACACCCCAATCTTTAGCAGCTGCATATAAATCGCTTTCATTTTTACCTTTACCAGTGTATCGTTTAGCGCAACTGTTTAAGTCATAACGCATTTGATTTTCATCAACCAGGGCCGATGCTATCATCGTGTCAATTATTCTACCGTTAATACTTAAACCGAGCGCTCTAATCCAACAGACGTCATACATGGCGTTGTGAAATATTTTGTTTGCTGGTGTATCAAGTACACCTTGAAACCACTTTAATACTTTCTTACGGTCCATATTACCACCACCTTCGTGAGCAATTGGATAATATCCACGCCAACCGTCTACAGCTACTGCAATACCTACAACATCACCATTACCCACAATAGAGCCTGAGCCCATCTTCATAAGGTCTGGATCTTTAGTCTCTAAGTCAATGGCTATATCATCATACTTAGATAGGTCTGGAAAATTTTCTGGAGGTAACCATTCAGTCTGTGCTGTAAAAAGAGGTATTTGCATTATTTTGTATCCTTTAGTTTTAATATTTCTAGATCACAATAGTGTTTAACTTTTTCTAGATCTTGTATGCCTGCTTTATTTTTATATCTACAAACATATTTAATTACGTTGCCTTGGAAGAAGGATAAATCATTCTTTGAAATAAATTCATAAGGTTGAATTTTAAATTTCTTGTAATGGGATCCTCCGATTTGTTTATCTTGTGGAAAAGAATCCACAAATATATCTTTATTTGTCATAGTAGGTAGCCTTTCTCATATTTTTTTGGTTCTATTATATGTAAATTTTCTTTTGTTCGTGTTGCTCCAACATAAAATAATCTATTCTCGTCATCAGGATTTCTCTCATAACTTCGCATAGTATTTTCTGTAAGATCTGTTAATAAAACAACGTTAGTTGCTTCTCCACCTTTAGCTCCATGTATAGTAGATAATTCTATTCTAGGTTTCTCGTTTAATTTTTCTCCGTTTCTTCTCATCTTTCTTAAATATTCTACATCATTCTGGCCTGCAGTATCAAATGCTTCATACCAAACTGTCTTAACTTGAAGACCATAATCTTTTACAAGTTGATCTATTCCATAAAAAGATCCCTTAGTCATACCTTTAATTTTTTTTGCGTGCCAATGTTTTGGTCCCATGTATTTAGATATGCTTTCTACCTGTTTGTAAGTTATTAATTGTCCTTGTCTTAAAAATTCCCAGGCAGTTGCTGCTTCATGTAAACCTTGTTCATTAGTTCTTTTGTATTTATTTTTATAATACAATCCTTGTCGGTATAAAGATTCCCCAATGTCAGTAAGCATGTGTCTAGTTCTACTTAATACTAACCAATCGCCTTTTGTCATGTCTATACTATCAACATCAAAATGTCTTTGTAAGCTGCCTTCATTTACTCTTGGTTGCCAAGTTTTATCTATTCTTTTTTTAATTTTATTTATAATACCCATAGCTAGTCCATGCACTTTAGCCGGTATTCTATAAGACTGAGTTAGTGGTAAATATTGTCCTTGTAAAGTTATAAAAGAATCTACATCCGCACCCGCCCATCTAAATACTGCTTGGTCATCGTCCCCTGCAATAAAAGAATCTTTTGTTTTATTCCAGATAGATCTTGTCATGTTCCATTGCATTAATGATAAGTCTTGTGCCTCATCAATAAATACTACCTCAAACTTTGGTGATAAATCTGATTTTGTAAAATCTAAAATCATGTCATTATAATCTATTAAAGAATATTCTTTTTTATAACGTCTTATTTCATTGTGTATGATTATAAGTTTATCTCTTTCTAGATCCTGTGTATGTTCACCTAAATCAAATTGTTGTTCTGGTGTAATATTACGTAATTGTGCTAATTGTATAGTTCTTAAATATTCACTATCTGATGTAAAAATACTACCTTGATCTTCTTGATAGTCTGCATAAGTTACAGGGAAACCTAACTTATCTCCTAAATCTTTGTAATGTCTTGTTTGCATAACCTGATCTTTTTTTAACCCTAATTTTCTAAATGCTAATGAGTGTAATGTTCTAAAATATGGAAGGTCATCTTCTTCTAAATTAAATTGTTTCATTGCACGGTCTCTTGCTTCGTGTGCAGCTTTTTGTGTAAATGCAAAGTAACCTATCTTGTCCGGGTCCGTTTGTTTGAGATAGTCATCTACTTTGTTTAACAAAGTTGTAGTCTTACCTGTACCTGGTGGTCCTAATACTATTGTTCTCATTAAAATGGATCCTTCACTTTTAATTCTTTTTGATTGTAGGTATCATTTTTTTTATCAAACTGATCTACTACAAATACTGAAGTTCTTTCCTTACCAATACGTTTGTCATCACAGTTACATGTTTCTTTTAACATTTGTGCTGTACGTGAGTATGGCACATCCCAACGTTTTCTAATTAAAAATTGATTGTAGAATCTATCAAACACAAAGTGATGTTGTCCTTCACTAGTCCACACCCCACCTTTTTTAAGGTCATTTTTATCTGTAGATACTTGTCTGTTTAAACAATACTCTTCTAAATGATTTTGTAATTGATCTTGTGTAGTTACACCCTCTGGTGGATCTATTGGTTCGTGGTTCTTCATTAATGGATTTATAATATTAATCCAATCTTTAGGTTTAACTGTAGGTGGCATAAAATCTAATTGCTCCATCACAGCTTCTTGAAATAAACTTTGTTGTTTTAAAAATTTAACATTTTCTAAATGTAATCTCTCACCATCAACGTTTAAATAATAATATGGTTTCTCTAATTTAATTTTCTGTAAATCAGTTAGTGAAGGAAATACTATTTCTTCACCAATACCATATTTTCTTTCTCTACATAATTTTTTATCACACAAGTTACACATTGGAGTATCATTACATTTGTAACCCCATTCTTTTTTATCATGTTGTCTTTTAATAATATCTACTTCAGACTCACTTAATGGTGTTGTTGACGCTGTTGCATTAAACAATGTCATTTTACTTTTCCATTCTGCCGGCCATTTTTGTTTAGCATACACACCAAAATGAAACATTGCATTGTTTCTACCACCTTCGGGTATTTTATTTAATGCCATTAATTCTATACAAGGTGGTGCATCATCGTAATCAGATTTAGGTCTTTCTATTTTTATTTTTGTAATATCTTTCTGTTTAACATAATCATACAACTCATAAAATTCTGAAAGTGTTGCAGCTTCTCCATCACCTTTAAAAGCATATCTTGTTGTGTCGTCACCATTAAAATATGGTAAGTTTAAAAAATTACCTGTGTCGTCTGATGATTTTAATTGAATTTGTTTTGGAAAGACTTCTGATCCGCCGTATCCTAGTAGTGTTTTTATTTCTGTTAACTTATCCCTCATTCTTTCTGCAGCTACGGGTTGGTCCGAGAAGAGAAAGACATGTGCTCCCCCACTCTTTGACCTACACACTATGAGCGGTAGGTTAAATTGTTTTATTTTATCTATTAATTTTTTGTGATCAAACCCTGCGTATGAATCTATGTCAACACAACCCCACACACATTGGTTATCTTCGTTAATAGGTATGATGCCCAGACTTTGCGTACCCTCTAGGTGCATCTTCCACAGTTCCGTGGTCACGGGTTGACGTACCACAAATGATTGTCCTTTTAGTTTCACACCGTTTTCTGCCGGTGCTGTAACTTTAGTACAACCGTGCGCACGCTCTAGTCCTTTAAATATTTTTTCAAACATATTTTTTAATAGGCGCTTCCACTCTCGCTTCCACGCCTACTCCTAGGATTTTATTTAGTATGGTGAATCTGTTTTTGATTCGTCTGATCCA